TAACCCAATTGTGATGTGTTTCCCATTGGTTGCGCATAACTGTTTTGCTGTATTAAAAAATTATGATTCATATTTGATGAAGCACTACTGGTGAAACCACCTGTCAATGTTGATAATCCAGTGACACTTAATGCAGTCAGAACATCTACCTTAGTATCTTCAATAGTCAATTTATTAGCTGAATTATTTCTGAATCTACATATTCCAGCAGTAGGCAAGTCAAACAACACATCGGTTGCTGTCATATCTAAATCACCACCCGTCGCCGTGATTAGCATGTTTTGAGCTGCTGTCACAAAAATATCATCTCCTGCTGTCATAACTAAATCATTACTCGTCGCCGTGATTTGCACGTTTTGAGCTGCTGTCACAAAAATATCAGTTCCTGCTGTTAAAGTTATTGAATCATTCGTTGCCGTTAAACTCATTGTTTCATTCGCTGATAAAGTTATAGTTCCATTGGCACTACCAGTTGAAGTTATGCTGATATCAGTTGCACTAAGAGCTATGTCAGTTAATGCTGTAATATTCGTGGTTGTGGTGCTGTCTATTGTTACAGCACCGGCACTATCTAATTTCAAAGTAGATGCTGCTCCATTTGATTTAATTGTATTTATTCCATTATTCACACCTTCAAGAGTAAGACCAGCAATAGCACCTCCTGATTGACTTAGTCTCATTAAATAACTGCCTTTGGTATTATTTTCCAATGACAAATCGGTTCCTGTCGTTACGCTATTGTGAATAAAAGAAGTTGCTGCTATTACACTATTGGTCATTGTAATTTGATTGCTTACTATATCAATATCATCTGCTGCTGTAATTGTAATATCATTCCCCATCCCTGTTGCTGTTATTGCTATTGCTTGTCCGTCTATCGCAATATTTGAAGAAGCATTAATATCTAATAAACCACAATTAATTTCTGTTTCACTCGCTCCCGAACCAAGAGTAAGTTTTCCTGTGCTTGTTACTGTAATTGTTGGAGCGTCAAGCGTTGCTGCTGAACTTGCATTAAGGTCTAATGTCGAACATGTAATATCTGCTTCTGTTGCTGCTGTTAATAAAATATTTGTGGCTACGCCAACTGTAGTCAATTTAATATCTGCCTCCTCTGCTTGTAAAACGATGTGACTACCAATTTCAAGAGTATTCAATTTAATCTCATTTAGTTGGTCGTTGGTTTTTAATAAAATACCATTGATTCCACCAGGCAAAGGACATTCAAGAGTAATTGATTTTGAGTTTATTGTGGTTGTTTCGGGGGTGTCTATTGTGATATTATCCGATGCATTAATATCCAAGAATGTTGAATTGATTTGGGTTGTTCCTGTGCTCGTTAAAGTTGTAGTGGTTCCGCTTAGTATATTCATATTTGTTCCTGATTGAATTGTTATGCCCGCTATTGATGTTGCTTGAATACCCGATAATAATGAGTTCAATACCAAACTTCCAGATTGAATAGTCATTTCCCCTCTATTGTCATCTATTCCATTTCCCTGCTCTTGTATGATTTGCCCATCAAAATTAGTAACACCATTAGTATCACCAATCATATCTATTCTCACTTTGCTATTTGCCGAATCTCTTACAAGACTTATTTCCTGCGATGCTCCAGCAGATTTTAAAAACTTTGATGTTGGAATATAACTGGTTTCCAGTGTTTGGTTCATGGATTTCATTAATGTTCTTGCGGTTCCTAGTCCATTGCCATAATACCACTGGAATGCCGAGTTCGCATCACCATCTATTTCACAATTTAAAAACTTCCGACTGCCTACGCCATCATCAGTCCAGAACCCAAGATAGTCATAATCGTCCCCTGTGTTATTATCATACAATACCAGTTTTTTTTGAGATGCTAATAGGGTTCGTGTAATATACATTTCTCCTGCCGTAATGGTCGCATCATTTGCTACTTCAAAATTATTATTGACCAATAGCGAATCCATTTGTGATGTGCCTCCTGTGCTTGTAAAAACATTTGTTGTTGAGATTAGTCCCGAAGAAGTGATTCCAGAACCAAATATACTTGCCGCTGTTTGGTTGAGTTCAACACCTGCAATAGTGCTTCCAATATTGACACGCCCTGAAAATGTGGTTCCTGATGTTCCGCTGAAAGATTGTGTCGTTGTTTTTTGTTGTAAATGACCTACAGCAGTTTCTAAGTCATTTATCTCGCTTGTATGAACTGCTAGTGTAACATCTTGTGCTGCCTGTGACGCATTATTGCTTACAATATATCCTGCTAGTGTTGCCGCCGTTGTGGTTGCTAATGCTAATGCCGAATACGCCACTGGTCCGTCACCATTATCGCCTTTGTTTCCTTTAGGTCCAGTGTCTCCAGTGGGTCCAGTGGGTCCCGTGGGTCCGCCTGATGGTCCAGTTGGTCCAGTGGGTCCCGCTGGTCCTCCCGCTGGTCCAGTAGGTCCTGTGGCTCCTGTGTCTCCATTGGTTCCATTTGTTCCTGAGGGTCCCGTTGCTCCTGTTGCCCCTGTAGGCCCCACCAATGCATTTGTCACCTGCTGAACCGTTATTATTACACTCGGCGTTGCTGGTCTTGTAGGAGACACACCTGCCGCATCATGATGTAAAAACATATTTACATCTGCCGAATGCCACGCTATCTGAATATAATCATTTGCGTTTAGTGTAAGCATAAAATTCAACGCTGCTATGAGTTTGTCATGATTGCCCTCCAACGAAAAAAGACTATTTGAATCGGGGATATTGACTCCATTCTTAGCAAACCATACTTCCGCGTTGTCTTTGCCTCCATCGCTTTTGTCAAATTGTGCCGAAAACTGAATATTATAAACACCAGCATTCAACACTTTGATTTGCGAACTGGTCGCACCTATTTGCACTCCATTATTGCTGGGGTCGCTATTATTAACCGTCATAAAATTGACGCTTGTTGCACCCGCATTCGTTTGGTCTACATTGCTCCAAAAGGCACCCCAATAACCTATCGTTTCTAAACCAGCAATAATGCCGTCGATTTGCTGTTGGATTGTTTGATTTGTATCTATTCCCTCTAACATATCAAATTGCAAATCACTTATGTCTGGGTCCGATTTAGTCAAAACATCTGTGTTTACCTCATTAGCATTTACCGAAGCCAAATTTGTAAGATAATTATAAGCAGTGAAATCCAAATTATTTATGCTCATTTAATATATCGTTAGACAATATATGCCAAACCTCTCAAATACGAATTACAATAACATTTCTGTTAAAACAGATTCTATGGTTAAAATGCTCGACCAGTTAGCTAAACTCGGCGTTTTCAAAAGTAAACCTAAAAAGCGTAAATCCTCTAAATCCGCTTCCAATATACGGCAAGACAACGATATGGTCGGGTCTGTAAAAACACTGGAAGGGGAACCTGGGCGGGGTGACTCCAATCTGTTTGCGTTGCGACAGATTGAACCGGGTATGAGCGAACAAGAAATAGAAGATATTCAAGAGAGGAATAATGCGGGGATTGCCACTCTTAGAGAAGAGGTGCAAAAACAACGATTGGCCGACATTGAGCAACAACAAGGACAACGCTTTGCCGACATTACAAGACTCGGTGGCATAATGAACCCTATTTTGGAGCGTTTCAGGTCTGCTCAAGAACCTGGTGCCGGCGTTTATAATCCTTTTACAGAACAACGTACAATTTTTTTACCTGATATTCAGGAAGAAACTTTCACTCAAACTTTGAATGAGGGTGGACCCGGAGCAGAACCTGCTATTCAAAGTGAACTTTTTGCTGAAAGTGGAGAGGAAGAAGCTGGCATTTCCATGCCACGAATCCAACCTATTCAAAAAATACAGAGAGGCAAACCAACTAGAAATGAATATTTGCGATTAAATGGGCTAGGCCCTTTACCACCAAAAACTAAAAATACAACTCTACAAACTATGCGTGATTATTATGACGATTTTTCACAGGCACTTGGGATTGATGCCGATGAATCATTGTTTCAAAACAAAGTTGGCATGTATAAAGATATGGTTCAGAAAATTGACGATTTAATAAATCTTTCTATTGATTAATATATATATGGCTGACTTTGTCAAAGAGAATGAAAGAGAATATACCATTGATTTAGAGAACTTGCCAGATAGTTTGGTATATAAACTAATAGAGGCTGACTTTACTTATGGCCCAGAACGGTTCGGTGTAAACGAGCATCTTCACATTGAATACTACGAACGTTTGTTTGAGAAAGCATTTCCTGGGCTTTTACAACAATTCCCTTGCCTCTATTATATGGTAGAAGATTGGCAGCGCGAAGCAACCAAGCGAACACCATTGGAGGAGATTTTAGCCAAGAAACAACAATAAATATATAATTCAATTATATATCTATGAATGCTATCCCCAATTCAAACCGGCCTGCTGTGTCTCTTTACGATTCTTTACGGGTTGGCTATTTACCTCAAAATAAACAAGGGAGAGAGATGGCAAAATATGGTTATCAGATTGACAAAAAGCTGAGCAATGAGAATCAGCAAGTTTATTTTAATCCCGAAAGCAAGAAGCTCCTCTACAACGTCACAGGGTCTCAATCATTGAATGACTGGGTCAACGTGGATGCCAAATTGGCATTGGGTGGCACAATCGGCAAAGGCATTAAAGCCATTGGCAAACCCTTAGAGCGTGGTATATCCGCATTGTTGCCTTCATCTTGGAGAAACAAGTTTGAGAGAGGATACGAGAACATTGTAGGGGGATATCGTGATACTGACCGATACAAACAAGCCGACGAAACATTGAAGAAAGCCAAAGCAAAGTATGCTCCCGCTGAAACGGCAATCACAGGCCATTCGCTCGGGGGACGAATTGTACAGGATATCGCCAAGAAGTCGGACAAGGTGTATGCGCTCGACCCGGGCCAGACCATCGGGCAAAAAGTGAAAGGCAACCAGAATGTCTATCGCTCTGCAGGTGACATCGTTTCACTTGCTTCCGCTGGTTCCAAAAATCTGAAAACGCTTCCCAACCCACATACTAGAACAATCATTCCCGCTTTAATTAAGGGTGACCCAAAGCAAATTGGTATTGCTGCAGCCATCGACGCCTACCACGCTCACGACATCGGCAACATTAAGGATTCTGATATTTTCGTCTAAACAATAGGCATCCAGTTCTGCTTGAATTGTTTTGCCTGCTCTTCGTCCTCTGGAACGCCCACGATTGTGAAGGTAAAATTACAAGTAATAGGTGTCCCTGTAAACGGTGTGCCTGGTGCAATAGGCAACGCTCTCAGCGTTAAATTGACAAAATCTTGGTCTTTATAAAATGTCGTAACAATTCCACTTTGCCATCCATTGGTTCTTGGCACCGCCGCGGTGCTCCCTATTGAAATAGTTCCCAATGTTGCCGTTTGGGTTTGACCTGTGCCTGTTATATATGCAGTTTGATTGATGAAATTCAATCCCTCCATTTGTAAAATATATGAAGCATTAACCGCCACTACTGCCCCAGAGTTACTTGTTGTCCCAGTTAAAAATATATTGAACTTTTTATATTTGTTCCACATTGAACGGCACAATTGACGCATATTTACATTATTCAGGGTAAATTGAGTTGAAGTAGAATTGATTATTCCCAAATTGGTTTGGGATGTTGTAAGTCCTGCCGTGTTTATAAACAGCGTTGCTTTCTCCACTTTGTAAATGGGTTTTATAAAAAATCCAATAACGCACAGTGGGTTGGTGCCAGTAAATGTGAAAGCAAACAGATCCGAATTTTCATTGTTTTTCAAAGTAATTGTGAGATTTACATTATCGCCATCTTTCTTGAATTGAACTGGGGCAACAGGGTATGCCATTAATGCCTCGTGTGTTGTTGCCGCAGCTGCGAAAACAATTGTTCCAAGAATTGGACTTTCCGTTGTCATTCCAAGTCTATCTGTGTTGTTTGAGTTTTTTGTAGCACTATTCACAAAATTGAGTCCGTTCATTTGAAATAGACAAGTTCTCGCATTTGCTGCTAATGTTCCTATGCCTATGTTATTATGGAAAGCCCATTGTATTTCAAAATCCTCATGTTTATCCCAGAAATTACGACATAATCGTGTCATATCAAACGCAGGATAATTATACTCTTTTTTGTCTGAACTTACTGTGCGACCCACTTGCGATGTTATTGTTGATGCAGTATTAAATCCAAAAAACGCGCACTCATTCATTTCACCTGGTATGACTGGTTCAAATACCAAATGAAAGCAAACATCACTGTAACTATTTCCTGCTCCGACGATTCCAAATGTGCTGGGACCAGTAGCAGTATTAACTGCATTTGTAATTGTAAAGTTTAAATCAACTATATCAGAACATTTGCGAAAATTATAACTTTGACCCGTATTTGAAATTAATTGATTTTGTTGCTGAGTTGATGTCTGAACATTTAAAACCGCAATTGCTACATAATTTTGACTCATATATGCTGTATCATAATGGACGTTCTCCCAAGTAAGACCCGCCATATTGTAACAGGTGACTCCACTTGATGTGGCTGTTAGTGTCACTGTTCCAGCAACCGCTGCTGCCGCCACTTTCATACAAAACACATCATATTTGTCCCACGCAGCACCAAGCACATTTCGCATATTGATATTTGAGAATGTGAAGTCTGATTTTGTCGCATTAATCGTACATGGACTTGTTGTTGAACTTGTTGATAATATCAATGAACCACTTTTACTAAGCATTTATATTATCACTATATTTAATTCTGCACAAACCTACGGGTTTTCCATGCCTTTTCCCTTTTAAAAAGGAGGGGTCGTAGGGCGTAAGCTTCGCTGAATACCTTGGTTCCCTACTCTTTGATTCCTACAACGGCAAATGTCAAACTGAATTGATTGAATTGATTATTAAATGCCAATCCTCCATTTGCCGCCGTAAAGAGTTGAAACGCTAAATCCACATTCTCCGATTCAGGTTTTCTAAAACTGATTAAACTGTCAGGCACAGCAAAACAATCTCCATCAGCAGCTAATGCTCCTGTTCGAAATTGAAATGTTGGTGTATACGCTACACTTTGCGAATACGATGCTGTCGTAGTTGTGCTTAAACAATTGATAAATTGGAGTCCCTGTATTTGAAACCATAAAAAACGCTGTTCATTAGTTGGTGCCGATGTCACATTTCCTATTCCCACATTCAAGCTAACTAAATTGAACTTATTATATTTATCCCACAGCGTTCCAATAATGCGTCGCATATTTACATTCGTGAAAGTAAAATTGGTAAATGTTGAGTTCATTGTTCCAAATGCATTTGTCGCACCTGCCGACAATATTTGCGTTGTCAGTGTGAAGTTTGTTAATTCATTTTGATACAAATAGTTGAACGGGTTTTTATAAATCTTATCTCTAACAAATGGCACAAATGTAAGGGAAAACGATTGCACGAACATAGTCGTTGTAGTAACATCAGGGATAGATGTGATATTGAGTGTTATTTGTGTGTTATTTGGTTTTATAAGAATAAACTCTTTTGTATTTGATGGTTTTCCTATATTTCCGTTTCCATCATTTGTATATTGAAACTGATTAAAAACACTAATTGCCGTATCAAATCCTGCGGGTTTCCCTTGATATGATGCTTGAACTATATTCAAACCATTTTGATAAAGTGTAGCCAATCCATTGTTATTACTTACTGCGTTTTCATAGCCTATATTAACTTTGAACTCATCATATTTTTGAAACAGTGTTTCGCCTAAAACTAACCGTAGGTCAAAGATAAATGTATAATTGCGTAAGTCTGCACTTCTTATTCCAATTTTTGATTGTGTGGTTGTTAGATTTGCTCCATAGAGCCATAATTTTGCTACTTCTTTTTGCATTTATAATAACACTATATTATTATTATAAATGTTTATTTCGGTTTCTTATGTGTTAGATACTGACTTTTTGCAGTATGTGTTAAACCCGTCATCAACCGCCCTTCTCCCGCTTTGTGAGTTGGCATAAAACTGGGATAAATCTTCCCACTTGGTAAATAATGGACTTTTCCTTTTGGCATTATAGAGTGTTCTCAGATTTTAATATCTAGCGTAGCAGACACCGTTCTCATAGACTAGCACCTGGTCGTATGAGGCAAATGCAGTTTGGAGGATGGTAACGTTGCCCGCGGGTGTGAAATTCGCATTGTAAAAGATATCGGAATTGTTGGTGTTCGTTCCGGCGAAAATGGAACTCTTATCGGCATTGGAATACACCTCCATATCCATACCAACGACGAAGGAACCGGAATCAAGCAGAGAAGCATCACCAGAACTGGCAATGGTGTTGGGGACGTCTAATGCGTAAGAAACCAAATCGACCGAGGGCTGGAAAGCCAAATCAGCAAGGGAGCCAAAGCATTTGACAGCCTCAGAATAAAATTCAGGGACAGTCGCAGGCTGAGTTGAAGGTAGCACTTCCGCACCCACTCTGAAAGAATAACTGGTAAGACCATATTTGCAGTGGGAGTTGGGATACAATCCATCGGCACCGACGGAGGTTCTTGTGGCGACAAAGAGGTTCTTAAGACTGCTGTACTTGGCGGGAATTGGAAAACTGACTGATGTTCCTGCAGTGGTAATGGCAGCACTGTTGGTGAACGACCTATAAGAAGGCAAGACCATCTGCATTGGACTGGAAGAACCAGCATTGATGGCAGAGATGGCGGAATCGGGGAGTTCTAAAAACTCTCCGCAGTAATTGACCGATGTCATTGTAAAAATCTGGGCAGTGGCAGTTCCAGCGAGAGACATCAGAGATGTTACAACTGATGATTTCAAAACGATTTCAACACGGAGAGGAGCGGCGCTCATCTGCCACAAAGGCAAGTATTTGTCTCCAGCCAAAGCACCTACGAGCGAAATCAAGTTAATGGCAAAGGGGACAGTGGTGGCGGTGGTTGTAACACCCGTGGTGGCACCACGATTTACACCTCGGACAATGGTTCCGGAGGTAACATTATATTGAGGGTTGGTTGCGCTGGTGACAGCAAGGCGTCCCTTAACCGCATCATCGGAAGCCTGGAAGTCGTAGAGGATTTTCGCCAACTGGGCATAATTGTCACAGTCCTCGAGTAAGTTTGACCCGTGGAAAACCCTAATTCTCTGGATAAAACCGTGAACACCAGCTGACTCGAAAGTAGCCGCAGTGGCGTTGGCAGTCGAACAAGAAAGACTTAAAGTGCCTTTCAAATAGGACTCGGAGGGGATGAGAGCAGTGTTGGCTCTTGTGGGGATATTAATAGTAATGGTCTCGCCCATACCGAAGGATGTAGAGCCCTGGGGCTGAATTTGCGTAAGAAATCTTCTTGCGGGTGCGGACTCAACCTTGGACTGAAATTTGAGGTTTGCGGGAATCATGTTATAATATTGCCACAGATAAAAAACATTTGGAATTGTCTAAATGTTTTGCCGAAGATTTAACGTTTCAAAACCCGTCTTTCTAAACCACCAGCAACTTTGCGAACTAAGGCATCCGCCACTTCTCTGGCAACAGGGCGCATCAATAGAGGAATCTTTGAACCAAGTCTCATTTTTCCAAGGGGCATTTTGAAGCCCATCATCTGTTTTCCTAAAGGGAGTTTATAGCCAATCATTATAGGGTATGCCTATATTTTATTCATCGGTGAACTTCACACAATCTAGTTGAAACGTCATTTGGTATTGTATGCCATTCATATTTAATAGTCTCGCCTCGTTGTCTAAAAGCCGGATTTGGATTTGGTCTAATTTATTCACGTAGAGGTTGGTTCTAAAATTATTGGGGTTGGTATAAGTGATTATGCTAAATGGCGCGACATACACTGGTATTGTTGCCAGGATGTTCTGATTGTATGGTTGCGCTATATTGACATTATATGTCGGAAAGTTTACCTCTACATTGATGGCGCGGATTTGATTGAGATTTACACAGTCTCTCCCATAGAGGAGATTCGCAGCCGATGTAGTATTCGTTGTTTTACTAAATCCAAGGATGTGATTAATTGTAGAGGCGTATATTATAAAATTGCTTGTCGCATGAGTAATCAAGAGTTTACTGGTTATACTACTATAAGTTATTGTATACGATGCACCCATTGCTGTTTCGATTGCACTTATAAGTTGGGTTATTGTATAGTTTCCTGGTTGTATGTAGGCTGTAGTTGCTGGGTCCCCAACGACACCAAAGATGAAGGTGTTATCGAAATCGCTGATGGAATAAAATGAATATGGAATGTTGGCGGATTGGAGTGAGAGGTAAATGTGGTGCCCATCTGGAATTGTAATCACAGGCAAATAGTAAATACTGTCTGCTATGTTATCGCTTACTGTTTCAGAGGCATATCTCGAGTTTAGGTATATTTGAATACTATTGATGTGCTCCATAAGTTATTATATTATGAGATTTTGTCTTTCTAAATATGCCATATGCTTCTTTGATTTTTCATGTTGTCTAATATTAATATGTGTATATTTTCCGCCACATTGGCATTTAAACTTTTCACAATTCTGTTGAATACGTTCTTGATTTGTAACGTGTGCTTTTAAAGTATTTAAAACGGCATTGTATTCGCGTCTCCAGTATTCCTCTCTAATGCGTGCTTGTAGTTGTGTTTCACATTCACATTCTTCAATTGGTATCATTTCGCATTTTTCCCATCCTCCATTCTGTCGTATAAATTGATAAAGCATTAAATTATTTGTTTTACAATTACTTCTATGTTTTTGTTTTCTTTGAATATAATCACGAGTACTGCCAATATATGTGTAATCGCCCACGCTTATTTTATATATGATATACTTCATTTATATATAATATATATTGCCTCTATACTTTTTTACCATCTTCAATATTTAATAGATTCCCATTTTTGTATATTTTTTCTTCAAAGCAGTCTATATCCATATGCTGGTATGGTTGGTCAAATATATAATCGTAAATCTGTTTTGCCTCTATGTCTGTCTTTTTAATCAACTCTTTTACAAGCGTGGACCATTCTTCCTTGTTTCTCACACCGCTAAATATTGAGACCCAAGTTAATTGCTTGCGTAAAATCTTAGGGTAATAGAGGTAAGACTGAACAGTAAAAAGAAAACAACAATTCAAATGACGGGCCTTAATCAACATAGCATTCAACTTTGAAAGCAAATGCTTATCTTTCAAATTATTGGCAAAATCGTCAATAATCACAAGCGAGTATTCTGGATTATCATCTTCCTCTCTCTCCTCCTTAATGGTTGTCAATTCTTCTCGTATGTCGTCGAGTGCCTCCGCTGTTAGCTCGTGAAATACTTTATCGTGTTTTTTGAATGGATGATTTTGTACACTTAAAAAAGAAGACGATGGGCAAAAATACCAGATATGGTGAAACTTCTTTTTATAGACAGTCTTCATCTGTGTGAGCAAGTGGCTCGTCTTGCCACTTCCACCTGAACCTATGTAGAGGATTATACCTCCATTACGTCTGGCTACTCCCTCTACAATGTCAGGTACGAAAACATCCATAGTTTCTTTAATCGGTTTTGTCTTTGGTATGGCGGCATTGGGTACTTCGCTAATATCGAGTGGCATTATAAGCTATACCCAGATATTTAGGGCGTTGTTTAATTACGCCATTTTTATTTTCTCACACTGATATATACCATGGATGACAACGAACCACACGAGGATACCGAGCCACTTACTAAACCCAAATCAAAAAAAGAGAGGAGCCCAGCGCAGATTGCCTCTTTTGAAAAAATGAGGGCGGCTGCCAGTGCTAAATCACAGGGCAATAAGACACTCGACCCCACCAAGAAGGCTGTCTTAGCTATGGTGAAAGAGAAGTTGAATGGTCCACCAAAGAAGGCGGCTCCGCCGCCCGAGTCTGATGAGGAGTCAGAGGAAGTAGAGGAGGTTGCCCCTCCGCCAAAGAAAGTCAAGGCCCCCAAGGTTGTAGAGGAGCCAGTTAAGGCACCCAAGAAGAGCAAGCCCCCCGTACGGGACCCCTTGCCAGAGGAGAGCGAATCAGAAGAAGAAATCATCATTGTCAAAAAGAAGAAGAAGCCAAAGAAGAAGACCATCATCTATGAGGAGGACAGCGAATCCGAGGAGGAAGCCCCTCCACCTAAGAAGGAGGCGCGAGCTACCAAGACTCAGCAAAATAAAGCCTCTATGTTTAAAGTGAATCGTCCTGAAGAGAAGCCTGCTGGCCCAGTTTGTTATTTCGCATAATAGTATATATGGCTTTCACTTACAAGCAGAAGTTCAATAAAAAATATGGATTTGAACCTAGCCAACCTCATAGTTTAGCAGACATTAGTCGTATTACCGGTTATAAGAAAACGGGATTGGAGACCATTTTTGACAAAGGCGTGGGGGCTTTTAAAACCAATCCACAATCAGTCAGGAAAGGAATACGGTCCCCCGAGCAGTGGGCCCAGGCTCGCGTGTATAGCGCGGTCATGGGAGGGAAGGCGGCACGGGTTGATGCTCCGCACCTGATTCGTGCTCCCTAATCCATTGTGCTCGTCGCCTCTCGACTTTCTCCAATTCCAACGTTATTTTGCGCCTACGCTGTTCCGTTGCTGTCATCACCTTTCTGACAACAATTTTTACATTGGGGTTGGGATGCGGCTCATCACGCCTTCTGTGAACCGAGTCATTCACCACGTATCCCCGTTTAGCATCTCTTTGTCGTGAGCGCATTTCATTGTATTCATCTTTGTGTGTATCGTACCAGCGCTGCCAAGCATCGTGCTGTTTCTCTGGGGTCTTCATATAATATATCCTCTCATATTATATGAATATTACTAAATCCACTCGTAAGGGCAAACGCTTCCTCGCTACATTCAAGGATGGGACCAAGGTTCACTTCGGCGCCGCAGGCGCCTCCACTTATATAGACCACCAGGACAAACAGAAGCGAGCCGCCTACATTGCCCGGCATCGTGTCAACGAAGACTGGACTAATCCCTACACTGCTGGAGCACTGAGTCGCTTCATTTTGTGGGGTGATTATACCTCCATGGATGGCAACATCGCTGCGTTTAAACGGCGGTTTAATCTTTGAGCCCCACGTTTAAACAGCGGTTTATATTTTGGCAGTCTTGGGTCGTCGTTTAATTAAGGCCAAAAAATTGAAAACATTATCATTTAGTCATATATGACTAAAAAATGAGACCAGAATTGAAAGCGGCGATAATGGAATCCAGTGTCAGTGCTGATTTTGCAGTGGCAGCAGGCGAGTGGTATGTAAACTATTATGAGGTCATGTATGGAGAGGGCGTATCTTGTGTTTGTGGCCAAGAAAGATGTAGATATATTTATTCTATTAAAAACTGGCACAATGAAAAAACTTTATACCCGATTGGCAGCAGTTGTATGCAGTATTTCAGCTGGAATGAAGAGGAAGCCGAGATTATCAACGCATACAATAAATGGCACGAAAAGCTCTATAATAATGTAGGGGGACGATATCACCAAATTGCTTTCAATCAAGTGATAAAAGATGTAGATTTTATTAATAGAATAAAATATTCTGATTCAGCTGAAAATAGAAGGTTGTATGCTTACGCAAGGGCAGTGTGGGTTCATAATCCCCCAGTTATTCCTGAGAAGAAAAAAGAGCCAACCTGTGAGCGCTGTGAAATCCAGAAACAGAAAGGGTATCAACGTTGTTATCAGTGCCATTTAATTCAGAAAAAATAAAAAAAAATGTTTAGGGGTGGTGAAGGGATGGGTGATGGGTGATGATGAGGAGGTGGGTGACTGGTCGTTTTTAGGTCCATTATAAATAATGCAAATAAAAATATTTTTTTGGGAAAAAAATGACACTTTTTCCGAAAAACATCTTTTTTTTCAGTTTTCCATATGAAAATGAAAAACAACCCATCAACCCATCACCACCCATCACCTCTATAATAATAATAATAATAATAATAATATAAGACTGAAAATAGAGTAAGAATATAAGAATAAAATAAGGTAATAAAAAGTCAGAGGTGATGGGTTGGTGATGGGTTGGTGATGGGTTGTGGATATCATCACCCTGTCATTTATAAAAGGCATCCCAATTGAAAATACTCCTTCATTTTAGGGATATCAAATCGTCGTTTATGTCCACTCTTTGTATGAATAGATTCTCCGACCCCTGCAATTTTTAGATTCTTTATTTTTAGTCCAAATGCTGGAAGCGAACATTCAAAATGGATGCCATTATCCGCTTTGAAAATATTAAATGCCTCATATTGCTCCATTGCGGATTTATCCACATATTCCAAATTAATGTTGTCGATAGTTAGTTGGCGGAGCCACATTTCAATCGGAGAAGTTTGCGCTTCCTTGATATCCTTATGATACTGGGTCTCTGGCATGGGCACATTGGAAAACTTGTCGGCACCTGGAAGCGCTTTAAAATACTCATAAATAGATTTCACGGCGTTTTCGTCCTCCAACATAGCATACATTTTATCAAAATAATCGCGGTTTCCGATAAGTTCATCACTGGCACGAATGATGAGTTTTCGGCGGTCTTTTTTGCTGGTTTTTACTGGGTCTTCATTGTTAGTCGTAATAAGAAAACGATGATATGATGAGATTTCATAAGGTATGATTCCTTTCTCATTGATTGTCATTTTGGGCTCCGTAATGAGCCCCTTAATGTATCCATCCGCACCTTCGCCTTCTTTCTTTGATAATTCGTCAAGATTCACTAAAAACGCATTCTTCATTTGCCCATTGAAATTGCCCCACACATTCTGGCTTGGCTTTGTCGTTTGTAGAATCTTTTCTGCTCCAAGCATTCGTTCAAAAAGTCGCATAAGCGTTCCTTTCCCAGCGCCCTCATCACTTATCAATGTAGGACAAACGGATTTTACTGATGGAAATTGAATCATCTGAGCAATCCACAATTCCAAATAATCGGCAACTACTGGGTCGTTTCCACACAATATTTTAATGTGTCCCCTTATCATGGAGATGGCGTTTTCGTCTTTCTGACAGGATTCCACCCTCTCCATCGCAAAGGGCCGCCACAAATTGAATACTGAATCGGGGCATTGAATATCTGGTGGATATACCGCCATATCATACTTCATATGATTTTCGCCGTCTTTCAACCAATCCAAAATAAAACATTTGGATTGGATTTCATCCTTGATAAGAGCATCATAACTGATTCGCTCGTTCGATGTAATCAACTGGGTTTTTGTCATAATGATATTATCGGTCTCCGTTTGACGAATAAAAACCGCTTTATTGCTAATCAGTAAATGAGTCTGCTCAAATTGACGCTTAACAGATTCATAGTCGCGCCCCACCGAGATTTTCATTTCTGGTGCAGGTTCCCATCCATCAGGTAAACAAAGGTCGCTATAATGCTGTTTAAATGCCCATTTCATATTTAATCCAACATATTCAGCACTAATAGTAGATTCAATTTCTTTGATAAGTTCAATATCATCATAATGGTCGCCATACATCAACAATCCGTCAAAACAAAGAGCACACACCTCAATTTCTTTTTTGTTCAAAATGCCAATGAGAGATTGTAAAATCTTATTTTCATAAACGCACATAATGCGATTAAATGCCGAACCGAGCCAATTATGAATACGAGACTCGGGCACTGAATCAACAATATATTTATACTCGGATAATCCGGTAATTAGTTTTTGAATGTCTTTACACTCTTTATCAAAATCTCGTAAAAATTGATTAGTCTCCTTTTTATTCACCTTATCATTATTCAAGGCGCATAAAAACTTATCCTTTCCATCAGCCCCAAATTGAGATAGCACCTCTTCTCGGTTGTTGATATAATATTCTAATTGAGGACAAGCAAACCCATTCAATTTACAAATATACCTCGCAATAGTAGGATGAGCATTTTTCATATCAATATCGGTGATTATTTTATCGCATAAAAAACCGCGAAATTGTTTAGCTAACCCTTGTAGGGAGTTTCCAGAATATAATCGCCCACCAACACCAGATGGATTTTTTTCAGTAAAACTATAAATACGAGAAATCTCTCCTCTACATTTTATTAGGGCTTTAGTGTATCCAATCAACATATCATATTTAACTCGGCGTTCATCATCATTTTTACAATTTAAAGAGCAATAACGTTTATAATCTTTGAATGTCATCTGGGACAAGTAGTTGAGTTTTAAAAGTGGGAGGCGTTCAGTTAGTTCCATCGGGGTTTATAAATAATACAAAGATATTATTTCTAAATGGTTT